TGGCACTACTCTGGACGCTGCTGACCAGGAAACCTTTGACAACCTTGAGACAGAGGTCCAAGCCCTGGACGCTCACCTCAAGCGCTTGAAATCTATGGACGCGATCAACGCCCAAACCGTTGAGCCTGTCCAGTCTCCAGCTGCTCTGGAGTCTCCAGCTGTTGAGCCTGTGCACTCCGCGCCGGTGGGTAAGTCTTTTAACGCTGTGGCGCTGAAAAACGTACAGGAAAAAGGGATTGCATTGGCACAGATCTGCAAGTTTTTTGCACGAGCCAAAGGCAATCCTGAGATCGCTTACAAGATGGCCGCCGAGAACAGCCAGACAGACCGCCGCGCCCTGGCTTGTATCAAGGCCGCTGTTGCTGTTGGTGACACTGATACAGCTGCCTGGGCTGGTAACTTGGTGGGAGATGAAACAGACGTTTTTTCTGATTTCGCAGAGTGGCTCCGTCCACAGACTCTCATTGGTCAGTTTGGCATGGGGTCAATCCCTGGCCTTCGCGAGGTGCCATTCCGCTCTCCATTGCTGAGCCAAAGCTCTGGCGGGACCGGTTATTGGGTCGGAGAGGGAGCGCCTATTCCTGTGACCTCATGGGGCTATGGACGCACCACTCTGGAGCCTTTGAAGGTTGGTGGTATTGCTGTTGTGACCCAGGAGCTGATCCGGGACTCCAGCCCCAAAGCTGATGGCCTGATACGGGGTGAGCTCGGGACTATCCTGATCGAGCGCCTGGACACAGACTTCCTGGATCCAGCCAAGGCCGCCAGCGCTGGCACAAGCCCGGCCTCATTGACCAACGGGGTGACCGCTATCAATAGCGCTGGTCCAACCGCTGCCAATGTTCGGACTGACATCAAGGCCCTGGTGGCTGACTTCATCAACAACAACCAGTCTGTGAAAAGGGTGGCCTTGGTGATGGATGTCAACCTGGCCCTGGCTTTGTCGCTGATGCAAAATCCGCTTGGCCAGTCTGAATTCCCTGGAATTGGAATGGATGGGGGTGTGTTGTTGGGTATGCCCGTTGCTGTTACTGAGTACAGCCCAACAGACTCCAACGGATCCATTGTGGCCGCTGTTAATGCGGATGACGTATTCTATGCGGACGGACCTGTGGAGATTGATCTCTCCATGGAGGCAGCTGTCCAAATGGAAAGCGCACCGGACAACCCAGCGGACGCAACAACCGTTTATACCAGCCTTTGGCAACAGGGGCTTGTGGGCTTCCGAGCTCAAAAGGCTGTAAACTGGTCCAAACGCCGCTCCACAGCTGTGTCATACTTGTATGGCGTGAATTGGGGCCTCGGTCAGTAATTAAAACCAACCGGACAGGGGCCAGGCAACTGGCCCCTTTTCTCATATGAACAAGGAAATAAAAAAGATCCGCTACCTGGTGAACGGTGAGACCGCAGAGATGGAGGCCCGTTTTGCGGATGTTCTCCTCAAGGTTGGTGTTGCTGAGGAGATCCAGGATCCAGATCCAGCCAGCAAGCTGGACACGTTGAAAGCAGAGGCGGACTCCCTGGGGATTCAATACGCTTACAACATTAAAGAGGCCACCCTGGAGAAAAAGATCCAGGACCACAAAAATGCCTCAACACACTAATTGACCGGAGCGGACTGTGGCCAAAACGATCCAACATAAAAAGATCTGGGGGATCCCGGTCCCTTTTACCAGAGACCGCTCCGCCGAGCTCCAGAAAGCTCTCTCCCAAGTTTCGGGAGGCTGGGTCCCAATCGCCAGGGAGACCATGTTGGGAGCATGGCAAAGAGGGACCACCCTGACCGCTGATGATCTCCTGGCCTGTTTTGCTGTCTACGCCGCCATCACCCAGATTTCTGATGACATTGGCAAGCTGAGACTCATGGTCCAGGGTCAGGGATCAAACGGGATCTGGAAAGAGCTTCCGTCTCATCCGGTGGCCAAGCTGCTAAAAAAGCCAAACCGCTACCAGACCCGCCAACAGTTTGTCGCCTATTGGATGTCCAGCCTTTACCGCGCCGGGAATACTTACGCACTCAAGCAAAGAGGACCCGTCGGCGAGGTGGAGGCTTTGTATATCTTGAACCCTGCCGGTGCTGCTGTGCTGGTGGCTGATGATGGCCAGGTCTTTTACCGTTTCCAAAAGGAAAAGGTCAACGGGATCACTGAGCAGATCACAATCCCGGCCTCTGAAATTATCCACGACAGGCTCACCCCGTTGAATCATCCGCTTGTTGGTGTGTCGCCTTTGGTATCAGCCAGGGTGGCCGCCGGTCACGCGAACAGCATCCAACAGGATGCAAAGGATTTTTTCAGCAATTCGGCAATGCCTGGCGGGATCCTGGTGGCTCCGGAGGAGATCTCCACTCAGACAGCCTCTGAGCTCAAGGCCGCCTTTGAGGATGGATTCACAGGGACCAACTCAGGAAAGCTGGCCGTTGTTGGCGATGGTTTGAAGTTTGAGCCTCTGAGAATGAAGTCCACAGACGCCCAGCTGGTGGAACAGCTCAAGCTGACTGTCGACATTGTTTGCTCCTCTTTCCATTTTCCAGCCTGGAAAATTGGCTTTGGAACGATGCCAAGCGCCTCCAATGTTGAGACATATGATTTGATTTACTACAAAGACTGCCTCCAGGCCAGAATTGAGTCCATGGAGGCTGTCCTGGCTGAGGGGCTTGGGATAGCAGACAATCAAAGGATTGAGTCAGACCTGATGGCTCTCCTCCGTATGGACCAGGCTGGCCAGATGACCTATCTCAAGGACGGTGTGGCCTCAGCCATTATGACTCCCAACGAGGCCAGACAGCGCCTCAACCTGGAGCCTTTGGACGGTGGTGACACTGTCTACATGCAGCAACAGAATTACAGCCTGGAGGCCCTGGCCAAGCGTGACGCCCAGGACAACCCATTCAGCGCCGGAAACCCAGCGCCGGTGGATCCTGAGCCCTCAGACGATGACGAGGAGGACGAGGAGCTGGACGAAGCCCTCAAGGCCTTCATTGAAAAGGAATACAAGCTCCCTGACCCACTGGAGGCCATACTGTGAACAAAGCCAAACAGATCCTGGACGCCGTTGACAACAGGCTCCAGGCCCTCCTCAAAACGATAGCGATCGACCTCCACCAGCTGGAGGCTCGTTTGGTTTTAAGGGTCAAGGAGATGATCAAAGAGATCCCTCCAGCTGTTGACGGGGAGCCTGGAGCTCCAGGCCGGGACGGTGTTGACGGGAGGGACGCTCTGGATCTTGAGATCCTGCCGGAGATAGATCTGGAAAAGGTCCACCCTCGGGGAACTTGGGCCAGGCACAAGGGAGGCCTCTGGCGATCCTTTGAGAATACTCAAAACGGGATCCAGTCATGGGAGTGTATTGTGGCCGGGATCCAGGACATCGAGCTGTCTATGGATGACAGGCTCCTGACCGTCAAGATCTTGAGCTCAGACGATACAGAGCGCCTGTTGGAGAAATATGTCCCCATGGTTATTGATCGGGGTCCGTACAAATCCGCGAAGGATTACAAACCAGGGGATTGTGTTTCCTACGGTGGATCCATGTGGATCTGTCAGGAGGACAACGTCAAAAACGCTCCGGGGAATCCTGGCTGGAGATTAGCAGTCAAAAAAGGCAGGGACGGAAAGGCCGCGCCGGTGAAAATAGAGGACCAATCTGATGCCTGAGTCACTGATCACTTTTGAGGAGGCCAGCGAATACCTCAGGCTGGACGGATCCGAGGACCAGGCCATGGTCCTCACTCTCATTGAGGCCGCCTCCGGGACGATCCTGGAATATCTCCAGCATGGAAGCGCTCCGTACCAAATCGAGCGGGACAGCGATGGCCAGCCGGTCCTGGATTCCAATGACGATGAGATCATTATCTATGACTCCAATGAGGATGCCCTGGTCAAGCCACAAGTTAAGGCCGCCACGATGATCTTGCTGTCCATTCTCTATGACAATCCAGTCGTGACCATGGATCTCAACAGGCTCCCGCGCCATGTGACCATGTTGATCCACCACCTCCGGACGCCGGTGATCCAATGATAGATCCTCGCAAGCTACGCCACAGGGTCATAATCCAGCAAACCACCCAGACCCAGGACGCCACCACAGGAGCCCTGACTGACTCCTGGA